AGGGAAAGCTATATCCTTTTTTATTTCCGCAAATAAGTTTAGGTCTTAATTCATTGGATTCAATTATGCGTCTTATAAATCCAAAATCTACATCGCAAAACTCTGCTATATTTCTAACTGTATAAATCATATTTTTATATTAAATAAGGTTCTATTTTTTCAAAAGGAAATGTTTCATATTTTTCTTCATCGAGCCAAAAAATAGTCGTTAAATATCCGGAGTCTGTTAACTCAATACCGGATAATCTAAAAGGTCTTTTATTTTTACTCATGTAAAATTTAAATTTAAAGCTCCAATTTTTTTGTTCAATTATTTTTTTTTGCTTTTTTTCAAATGGATTGTCAATTTGTATCATATTTTTTTGTTTTAGTGTAAACCAGTGTAAACCAAGTTTACAGTATTAATATTGTTTTAACCCTTTATTTTATTGACTTTTTAAAGAAGTGTAAACTGTAAACTGTAAACCTGCATAAAAATATTTATTTTTTTATTTTTTTTAATTTTTTTTTTTTTGGTTTTTAGGGGGTTTACAGTTTACACTCACTATAAAAACCTTGTGAGTACCAATAAAATCAAGGCTTTACAACTGTAAACATAGTGTAAACTACTGTAAACCTAAAGTTTACACTAAAATTCCTACTTTTTTAAATATTTGTAAATAGTTTGACGAGAAATACCTAATAATTCAGCAATCTTTGTACGGTTAAAATCCGGGTTTTCTTCATAACATTTTTTAACAAAACTTTCATTATCAGTAGCATTTGAAATATTTGATTTTATCTTTGATGTTTCAGCACTATCAATTTTTATTTTCTTAAATTGATTGATAAAATATTGAGCTAATAAATCAGCTTTTAAAATTGTTTCTTTACTAACATAAGTATCCTTAATATCTTTAGAGTAAAACATACAATCTAAAAAATGTATAATTAAAGCAAACCTGGGAATATAAACTTTGATTTTTGCAATCATACTTTTATTACTTTCTATTTCATCATCTGAATTTTGTAATGTAGAATAAGTATTAAATATCGCAATCCACGTTTTAAAGCCATCTGTTGACATTTTACAAATAAATGGTATAATGTTATCGTTTTCATCTTTTTTTATAAACTGCGCCACGCTATCGCTTATTTTAATAATGCTATCGCTCCACCATTCAGAAATATTTTCTTCTAAATCAGTTAATGAAAACTGTTCAAAAGTTATTTTTTCAGGATAACAAAATAAAAACCTATCAATAAAACCATTCGCTATATTTTCAGTAGTAAACTGCTCATCTAATATAGTAGGCTGAATACCACCCATAACAGAAATAAAAGGTGAAGCGATATACAAATCAGGTCGTGATACTCTATTTACAATAATACTTTCGTTACTCCAAATAGATAACCATTTCTGTTTATCAGAGCCATCTCTATACTTATTCATATCTTTAAACCATCCATCAAGTTCATCCTTAAAAACTCCGATTGATTTATTGCTTTCATTATGTAAGTTTATCAAAGCTTCAATAGTAGTATCTTCAGCAAGTATTTGTTTTTTACGTGGCTTATCTATTGGAATTAATCCCGCCTGTTCTTTTTTTGTAGCTTCAATATAACGTTCATATTCTTTATATTTATTTAAATAATCTTCAATCTTCTTTTGATTAATCTTTTTTACAGGAGCAATTATAGGTTTTGTACTTGGTGTTTTACCTAATCCAGCACGACCAACTAAAGCAATAAATAAAATAGGACTTTCTAACCATCCTTTTTTAGCTTCAATTTTTAAAGAGTTACCAATTAATATAGAAGTCATCCAAAGCAAAGCACCTGACATAAAATCCTCGTTTAACATCAAACGTTCTTTACAATGCAAAATATATTTTTCAACTACATCCGGGAAAATCTCTAAAGGAAATTCAATAGATTTTATTTTTTCAGAAACAATCGGTACAACTTCTTTAACAAAACGTGATCCATATCCTTGTTTATACAAATCAGAAGCTGCTGACTTAAAATCATCAGCATGATATTTTTTACAATAGACTAAAAAAGGAGTGTATATTTTTTCTGCATCATACATAGAACCTGTTGAATGCAAATACATAAATCCATTATCTTTAAAAACATATCCTGAATGAGGTGAAGTAGCACCATTACGCTTAATAACATATTTTTTAGAATGATTACCTACTATTGTAAAACTATCGCTTATAAGGTCTAAAATTGATGTTTTCTGATTATAATCTTCCCATGGAGTTAATTGACCTATATTGTAAACCTTATTATCTTTTTTTGGCTCAATAGGTATTTCTTGAATATAATTATACATTTTTGAAAAGCTCCAAACTATTTCCCTGTCTGAATCTGAAATATAACTTATGCCTAAATAATCATTTTTAGATACTTTGTTATTCTCATAAATAAAAACATAACCAAATTTGCCTCGTGTTTCTATAATGGCTTCTGTATGTCCTTTTAACTTGGCAATCTTTGTATTTTTATCAACTCTTTTTGATTTGTACAAAATATGATAACCATCATTCATAGTTTTGTAAATAACAAACTTATCTTCAAAGTCTAAAATGTTATCTTTTAAGTAACCTAAATATTCATTCCAAAAGTCTGTTTTTTCTTTTGCAGTTGAAAATACTTTTAGATCAATATCGATAACTTCTAAATCTTCAAATCCTGTTATTATACCAACGTTTTTAGTTCCTTTTATTTCTGTTATAACACCATCCGAATCAGTAAAAGTTTTACCGCCTGAATATTGATAGTTAATTAAGAACTGTTCTTTAGTTAACTTTTGAGTTTGTAACTTTTTCCATCCGAAGTTAGGTATTTTGTCATCTCCTACTGTAAGCAGCGAGAATTTATTGAGAAGTTTTAAGTAATACATAATTTATATAAAAAATCCTATCAGTTTGGTAGTGGAGTACCGCCCTGATAGGACTGTTAAAATTCTTTAATTTGTAATAATGCTCCACCATTAATACAATTACAAATCTAATAAAATTTATCAAACCATTCGATAAAATCATCAAAAGTTTTAACTATAATGTATATTCCTAATGATTTTTCTATTGATAATTGATATTCCTTTTGTGCATCTGACTGCCTATCTTTTGCCCATTTAATCTCAATCTTAATTGATCGACCTTTTATAGTTGCGGAAATATCCGCAGTTCCTTTTGTGCTTGTTCCTGGAGTCCAAACTCCGCTTCCAATAGTACGAACTCGACCTATTACGTCAGTAACTTGTTTTTTACCATCCCTGTATTGACCTTGTGAACTAATACGCTCCGCTTGGCAATTACTCATATTTAAAAATTCAATTACTAATCGAGTTAAATCGTTTGCTCCGGCTTCTTTTAAATTAGGAGGCGGAATAGCATTTTCACGACCTATAAAAGATGGATAACGTGTTAGTTTATCATCAATAAATAGTTTGGTATAACGTGCTTTGTTTTGTTTGTTCATATTATTTATATATTTAATCCACACATTTCTAAACAGTTTTCGCATTTACCTAAAAATGCTTTTTTATTAAATTTACTTACTAATGTTTTTGATTTCATAAAACCCATTTTTTTTACATTTATTATGCCATCAGTTATAAATTTATTATTTTTTGATGGTCTAAATACAGTATCTATAAATGCTTTATTTTTTATTAGTTTTCTTTGTATTTCTGCCATTTGTTTACCTATTTCATTATTCTCGTTAAAATCACAAGTAATAACTCTTAAAATAGATTTACAATAAGGTTTTATTCTTTCATATTCAGTTAATGAATTATCAATTAATTTCTGACTATCCAAAGCAGATACAGATGTATTTATACAAATATTATATTTTTTAATTTCAATTAATTGTAAATCAGTTAATTTTTTCCAATGCCTTGTTATTATAACTATTTGTTTTTTTGATGAAATATCAAATAGCGTTAATTGACTATTATCTCGTATTTGTTTTATTATATTTATTGTATGTTCCCAATCTTCTGAAGGATCACCAGAACAACCAATACGAATAAATGGCATATCAATTTTTTCAATTTGTTTTATTACTGATTGTCTATGTAATTCGTCTAAAAAACTTCTTTTTATTGATTGCTTAAAATCTATTCCATATCTATTTGCTATTTTAAATGAATAACAATCACCATAACAACCTTTTGGATTTTCTAACATTCCACTTTCACAACCTTTTATAGTATCTAAATCCCAAATACCCCTACCATTTTTTGATAGGGATATAATGCTTTTATAAGTTTTCATTATAAACGACCAACGTTAGGATAAAAATCTTTAATTTTTGTAGTATCCCCTTTGTAAAAAACATATATACGTTGTTCACATTTTGGATATTTACGACTGTTTAATGTTTTCTTTGCAGTAGCACGTCTTGTAAATTCACTTTCTAAATAAATAATTTTATTATAAACGTGTAGTCCTTGTTTTTTAAAAAACAATTCATGTTCAGCATCAGAACAATAATAACCTCCTTCTTTGTTTCTACTATCGCCTGTCATAACTACAAAAAAAGTATTATCATTCATTACAGATATTGCATTTTTATAACCTTCAAAAAGCATATCTCTAAACTGCTCATAAGTTGAATAAGAATTTAACTCTCCATCAGGACTTTTACCATCATAATCTAAATATGTTTCTACTTTATAATAAGGCGGACAACTAAAAATTAAATCATAGTTTTGTTTTGGTGTAAATTTAGATGTATCGGATTTTAACCATTTAACATTTACAAAATCTTGACATAAAGCATTATTTGCATCACATTGATTTTGTCTTATTTCAGATGATAAATATTCAAACCCGCAACCACCTGCTACAAATCCCATTTGAACACCACCACCAAAAGGATTATAAACTCTGCAACCATTTGTAGGCATAAACATTCTTACAATTATTTCACAAGCAGTTGGATCTAAAACTGATGCATTACCGTTTAAATCTTTTGTTTTATCAGTTATTATTTCACCATCTTTTACACTTTGTTTTGATAAAACTACATTTGACATACCTGCCTTACCTTGCCAACAACCTTCACGACTTGCAAATTTAGGATTTGGAATATTATATTTAATACCCGCTTGTTCTAATTGTTCATTCCAAGCTCTTTTTACTTTTAACCATTCGCCTGATGTTGAGTTCCATAAATTAGTCATTGCCATATGACAAAGTCTTTTAACTCTAACTTGTTCCTCCTTACCATAATAAATATAAGTAAAATCACTTTTAGTTAAATTAACTTTAAATCCTAAAGCTAAAAATACTTTTGGATTTTCTAAATCGTGTTTATTTGAAACAGTCATAACCATATGATAACCGAAAGTATTTTGATCTATAATTTTTTGCACCATCATGCTATAAATTTCTTTATCTTTTTTTTCTGGATACATAGCAGATTGCAAAAGACAAAACTCACCTACAATATGATTTACTTCATAAGTAAAAAATCCACTAAATTCATCATTAATTTTTAAGATAATAGCAGAGTGTTTTTGCATATTTGCCCTTGCTGCTCTATACGCAATTTTATCAATCAATGCTAATTCTGCGACTTGTGTTTCATATCCTGAACCAATAACACTATCGACTTGTATAAGTTCAATTTTTTCTTCAAATAAACTTGGTTGTTTTTTCATTTTTTTTAGTTTTTATAAGGTTTAAATAAAACCGCTTTTGGTAGCAAAAATTAATTTACTACCGCAGCGGTTGTTAATAATATTAAAATGGTAAGTCATCCTCAACAACAGGTTTAGGACTGATAATCTCTGCTTGATGCACTTGTACATTATCAGCGTTCCAAACGGTTGTAAATCCTTCGCCAATGTAAATAGTATCCGCTTTGGCCTCTCGCTCCTCTTTTGTTTGAATAACACAAGCGAAATGCGTTTTGTTAATCCGGTATTTGTCAGAAGTAAATATAGTTTTTGCTTCTTTAACCTCAACTAATTTGAATTTAATCTCTTGGACTTCTACATCCTGACCATCTTTGTTTTTGTAACTTCTTTTAGTTACTAAATTACGCAACGCTTGTGCGTTTAGCGTTACTTGAATTTCTGCCATAATTTCTAATATTTAATGTTGTTTATAAATTCTCTAACTTCTAAAACTTTATTTTGTAGCTGCTCAATAACTTCTGAATTATACTCAATCTCAAAATGTTTAATTCTATACTTCGCATCCATTTCATCGTAGTTATGTTTTTCTTCATAAGTTAATTCTTCAGGAGTGTTAAGCAATACATAAACTAAACATGCTTTTTTGCATCCTGTAAGGTGCATATAAACCTGTAATTGATAGTAATAATCTTTAGTTGGTATATCATTATCAAATAATGGGAACGTAAAACAATCCCAACTGCATTTTGTGTCGTAAACAACACCATCAACAATTAAATCCGGAGTTCCTGTAAAGTAATCATCTTCAAAAAATTTCTCATTCTTAATAGCAAATGACAAATCTAATAATTCAATAGTTTTATCGATAGCTTCATCTTCAAGCCATAATCCTTTAGATAAATATTTGTTATTGATATTTTTACGAATGCCGTAAATGCTCTCTTTTAACCATTCGTAGACATAAGTTTTTGTTGTTTCTGATAATGTTTCACTCTTTGCTCTTGGAGCAGTCATTAGCTTACCTGAAGCGGAAGCTCGTGCTTTAAATAAGTTGTTTTGCGTTTTCATCTGATAAATTGTATTTAGTTCGTATTTGTTCTATTGTATAGTTACCGCTTTTTACAGCTTCTTTTACCTTATTCCAATTAGGATGCTCCGGTGTTAATTCAATCAATGTTAAATCTAATTCGTAGTTAATTAAATCCTTACGGTTTAAATCAGATCCAAATAACTTACCGAAGTGATCAGCAGCATCTTTTATAGCTATTGTCTTTGCAACAGGATAGGCCATTGATAAAGCACCATTATTTATATTGTTTAAATCCGCAGGGGATGTTCCTTTAGCAGTTTGTAACTGCGAAGCACCAATTCCATCATGAAATAACCATTCCCCACTTACCGGATGCAAATAATGTATTCTAACAGTTACCCAAACACCGTTAAATGATGTTCCTTGGCCTGTAATTTCAATCTTATAAGACTTGAATATAGTTTTTAATAAATACTCAATCCTTTCAATAGGCAGGTATTTATAACCTCTTATAAATGGATGGTCTTTTACCCATTCTTGTTTAGGTTGCTGGTTCATTAAAGTTACAAATACATCGGCTTTCTGAATAGAAAGTTTATCGGTGTAGATATCATTAATTTTTGGTAAATTACTCATAAAATAGTTCTGAAAGGTTAATAATATTAAAAGTTTTGTTACTGGTATTCATTAACAAGCTGTATGCTTCCGATACTGTTAAATGTGAA